TTATGGATCCTGATATGGAAGAACTGCCAACAGATTATACTGCTGGTGTAGACTTTCGTCTTAACAAAACTTCAAAAGGTGGTTATGCAGACTACAGCACAAGTAATTGGGCTCGTAGAGAACGTCCACTAGGCGATGCTGAGATGAATGCTGTAAATACAAACGGGTTGTTTAATTTAAGCGACTTTCTTCCTAAGAAGCCAGGCGAAGTAGAAGTAAAAGTCATGCAGGAAATGTTTGAAGCGTCTGTAGACGGCGAAGCATATGACGAAGATAAGTTTTCACAGTATTTTCGTCCAGCTGGTATGAGTGCTAGAACAGGTGATCCAAATTCGGCATCAACTAATGGCACTGCTACTTCAAGAACTGAAGAGACAACTGCAACAGATACAAAAGCTGAAGTTACAGAAACTACTCCTGCTCCAAAAGCAGAAGAGCCAGTAAAAGAAGCAACTGCATCTGAAGGTAATGCACAGGACATTTTACAAATGATCCGTGCAAGGCAAAATGGCTAAAAATATAAAGGTAGTAGTGTAATGCTACTACCTTATTACTTAGGAGATACGAATGGCAAAATCATTTGATCCGAGCAAGTTTCGGACACAATTAACGAAATCTATTACAGGTATGAGTGCAGGATTTAACGATCCTACTGATTGGATTTCTACAGGTAACTATGCACTCAATTATCTTATTAGTGGTGACTTTCATAAAGGTGTGCCAATGGGTAAAGTAACTGTGTTTGCAGGAGAATCAGGCGCTGGAAAGTCTTATATTTGTGCAGGAAATATTATAAAAGCGGCACAAGAACAAGGCATATTTGTTGTACTAATTGACAGTGAAAATGCACTTGATGAATCTTGGCTACATGCACTATCTGTTGATACAAGTGAAGACAAGTTGTTAAAGTTAAACATGTCAATGATTGATGATGTTGCAAAAACAATCAGTACTTTTATGACTGACTACAAAGCAATGGAAGAAGAAGATCGTCCTAAAGTTTTATTTGTAATAGATAGCTTAGGTATGTTGCTGACTCCAACAGATGTAGATCAGTTTAACAAAGGTGATATGAAGGGCGATATGGGTAGAAAACCTAAAGCTCTTACTTCACTTGTTCGTAACACAGTGAATATGATAGGTTCGCATAACGTAGGTTTAGTTTGTACTAATCATACATATGCATCTCAAGATATGTTTGATCCAGATGATAAGATATCAGGAGGTCAAGGTTTTATCTATGCAAGTAGTATTGTAGTTGCAATGAAAAAACTGAAACTTAAAGAAGACGAGGATGGAAACAAAGTAAGTGATGTCAGAGGTATACGTGCAGGTTGTAAAGTTATGAAGACAAGATATGCTAAACCCTTTGAAGGAGTGCAAGTTAAAATTCCATACGAAACAGGCATGAATCCTTACAGTGGCCTAGTTGATCTTTTTGAGAAAAAAGGCCTATTAGTTAAAGATGGTAATAGATTAAAATACATTACATCTAATGGTACAGAGCATAAAGAGTATAGAAAAAACTGGGACGGTTCTTTATTAGATACTGTAATGAAGGACTATACTGGTAACTTAATAGAAGACGCAATTACTGACAAATTGGTAAATACCCTCGATAGCGAGGAGGAATAACCAAATGGATGAACAGCAAATTGCAGACATCTGGTCTGTTTTTAAAGACAATATTGATAAAAAACAGATGGAAATTTGTGCTGAAAGATATGTTGAAGTATGTGCAGACTTTGGTGCTGATGACGAAGCATTTAAAGGTGCATTAGGCAGTTGTAATTATTTAGATAATGCAATTTATTATTATCTTGATTTAGATGAAGATCCGTATGAAGAAGAATATGAATGGGATGAATAGTGTAAATGGGTTGGTATAGCGAAATATCAAGAGATATAGCTAAGATTCCTGAAGCTATAAAACATTTCGAAAACGAACTTTCTTTAGCAAAAAAAGAAGTAAAACTTGTCGGTAATGTTGAAAAAGCATCTGCACAAATGCCAGGTATAGTTGAACAACGTTTTAATCAATTACAAGAAATAGAAGCAATTTTAAATTACATGAATATAGAACTACGCAGATTGCGTAGTTCTTATTTTAAAAAATACCTTGAAAATTATCAAAGAGCTCTTTCTAGTCGAGATGTTGAAAAATATGTTGATGGTGAAGCTGATGTTGTTGACTATGAAAAAATTATAAATGAATTTGCACTTTTACGCAATAAATGGTTAGGAGTCTTGAAAGCACTTGATCAAAAGCAATGGCAGATAACTAATATAGTAAAGTTAAGAGTAGCTGGTATGGAAGATGCTACTTTATAGAAAGAGTGCATATGAAAATTGGAATTGTAACTACCTTCAGTGATAACGGTTATAAAGAATATGGACACTGGTTTGTAGAGAGTGTTCATAAATTTATAGACGAAAACATAAATGTTTTTTTCTATACAGACAATGTAGATATTAAATTAAAGTCAAATATCACAAATCAACGTTTAGAAAAATCAATACCAGATCTAACAAAATTTAAAAATAGAAACAAAGATAAGTCTCCTAGCAACTTTATGTTTGATGCGGTTCGTTTTAGTCATAAAAGTTATTGCTTATATCATGCCGCAAAAACAAAAGATGTTGATTTACTATGCTGGCTAGATACAGACACAGAAATAATATCAAAAATAACTCCAAACTATATTCAAAATTTTTTGCCTAAAGGAAAATTTGTAGCATATCTAGGACGTGAAGGCACTTACACTGAAACAGGGTTCTTAGTATTTGATATGAGACACAATTATGCTAGTGAATATTTTGAAAGATTCAAAAGTTATTATGATACAAACAAAATTTATGAATTAGAAGCACAGCTAGATTGTCATGTTTTTGATGCTGTAAGAATTGAAATGGAAAAAGAAGGAAAAATATCCAATCAAAATATTAGTCCTCCGGGTATTACTAAAACACATTTTGATCAAGCATTGAACGGATACATAGCACATTACAAAGGTGCAAAGAAAACTGTAAGAGATAAACATTATGGTAAAGCATTGAAACGTAAGGAAAAATTAAAAATTGTCTAAACGATACATTGTCACAGGACATAAAGGTTTTATAGGAAGTCATTATTTTAATTCTATATCTAATGCAAAAGGATATGATATACAATCAGGACACAATTTATGTAGTGCTAGTGTAGTCGAACACATGCCTGATTGCGATATATTAGTTCATATGGCGGCTACAAACGGAACAAGATTATTTTATGAAACACCCACCGAAGTAAGTTTTAACAACACTTTACCTACATTTAATCTAATAAAAAAATATAAAAATACAAAAACAAAATTTGTTTTTACAAGCACTTGCGAAATATTTAACGGAGCAGTAGATGAAGGATTATATCCTGTACCCACTGACGAGAATGTGCCTATCATGTTTCAAGACATAGATAATCCAAGATGGAGTTACAGTTTACCTAAAGCATTAGGAGAAAATCTAGTAGCTAACAGTGGATTAGATTACATTATTATTAGATATTTTAACATATATGGTCCTGGGCAAAAAGATCATTTTATAAGCGAATTTGTAGAACGGTGTAAGCAAGGAAAATATTATATAAAAGGAGATGATACTAGAAGTTTTTGTTATATCGACGATGCAATTAAAATGACACAATTAGTAATAGATAAAACTAAAAATTGCACGGTAAATATAGGACGACAACAAGAAACACAAATTTTTACAGTAGCTAAAATGATAATGGGAATAATGGGAATAAATCCTGAAAAATTAGAAATATTAGACGGACCAAAGGGCAGTGCAAAACGTAGATGTCCGGACACAAAAAAAGTAAAATCTATTACCAAGTTTAAAGATTACACACCCATAGCAGATGGACTTAGAAAAACTGTAGAGAGTTTATTATGAAAATTGGAATAGTAGGAGTTGGAGCAGTTGGTAGTGCTAATAAAAAAGGTTTTGAATTTCTAAAACACAATGTTGTTGTACATGATATAAAATTAAAAACAAAAATACAAGACGTATGCGATACAGAAATTAATTACATTTGTGTGCCTACACCACAAGCTGAGAACGGAAGTTGTGATACAAGTATCATAGAACGTGTGATAGATGAATTAGGTCAATGTAATTACAAAGGTATAATTGCAATTAGAAGCACAGTAGTTCCTGGATTTACACAAAGTATGATTGAAAAATTTAACCATTTAACAATATGTTTTGTGCCTGAGTTTTTACGTGAACGTTGTGCGGAAGATGATTTTATTAACAATCATAAATTACTCGCAGTTGGTACGCATGACATTTGGGTTTACAGAAAAGTTATACGGTCACATGGCCAATTACCAGAACACACAGAACATCTTACTCCAAATGAAGCAGAAGTGTTAAAATATTTTAACAATGTTTATGCGGCACTAAGAGTAACTTTTGCAAACAACATGTATGAAATTTGTGAAAAATTAGATTGTGACTATACCACAATTAAAAATGCCTACATAAAAACAGGTAAAGCTACTGACATGTACTTAGATGTCAATCCTAGTTTACGTGGATATGGAGGTATGTGTTTACCAAAAGATACTATTGCAATAGCAAGTTTAATGAAAAAATTAAATATAGATCTAAAATTGATACAAAGTATACATGACGATAATTTACAATTTAAAAAAACTGTCTTTAACGGAATGAGAGAATAATGCTAGAAAAACATTTAGGCGGCCATCAAGGTAAAACACACATAGATGCAGGTACATTGGATTGGGCAATAAAACATTTAAAAGTAAAGTCTTTATTAGATATAGGATGCGGCCCAGGAGGAATGGTAGAACTAGCAAATAATTTAGGTTTAGATGCAGTTGGAATAGACGGAGATTACACTTTAGATAGATATGATTCTAGCAAGTTTATCATACATGATTTTACCAAAGGACCAGCTCCTATATCTAAAAAATTTGATTTAGGATGGAGTGTAGAATTTGTGGAACATGTATACGAAGAATTTATTCCTAATTACATGCAAGCAATGCAACAATGTAAATATCTTATAATGACCTATGCACCTATCGGACACGGAGGCTATCATCATGTAAATGAAAATACAGAACGTTATTGGATTGACACTATTCAAAAGTATGGATTTATACATGACACTGTATTAACAAATAAAATGCGACAAGCCTCTACAATGGGTACTAAGAAAAAACACAAATTCTTACAGCGTACAGGACTTCTCTTTCAAAATGCATAAAATTGTTGCTGTAAAAGAATTGATGTGGACGTATCACCCAATACCAAAAAATTGGGTGACAGCATCTTTTAAAGACAAAAAAACTATTAATTCTGCAGATGTTCTCGTACAAACTAATATACGCGGCGGTAAAAAAGAAAGAAAATTAGGACATATATACCAGTTCGTAAAGGATTCTGGCAAACCTTATTTGTGCTTAGAATCTGCTGTATTTAGACGTAACATGCCAGATCCTCCTAATCCAAAAGCATATCATAGATGGAGCTGGAAAAGCTATTATAGAGATGAAGGGAACTACAACAATAATAATTGTCCACCAGATAGATGGCTACAAATACAAGCAGATCAAAACCTTGTAATTAAAGATTGGCGTACAAAAGGAGAACATATCCTTGTTGTATTACAGCGTCCTGGAGATACTAGCCTAAGGAATCTAATTACCAAACACGGATCATACGAAGGATTTATTACACACACCATAAATGAAATAAGGCAATATACAGACAGAAAAATTGTAATTAGACCTCACCCTAGTAGAAGGATATGGCAATTAGATATTATTAAAAAATGTAATTTGGACAATATACACATTAGCAAAAATGTATCAAGAGAGGGTATGTTATCAGGTGGAAATCAACTGTATGATGATTTTAAAAACGCTTGGGCTGTAGTTGGATTTAACAGTAATGCGTTGACAGAAAGTGTATGTGAAGGTATTCCTACTTTTAGTATGTGTCCTAGTTCAATGGCTTGGGAGTGTTCTAATAAAAGTTTAAAACTGATAGAGCAACCTATGTATTTTGACAGACAGCAATGGCTAAACAACTTAGGATATTGTCAGTGGAACGAAAAAGAAAGTGTAGACGGTACTGCTTGGAACCATCTGAAAAAGGTAATCAATGATTTATAGAATGAAATTTACCTATCCAGACGGTACTGTAATAAAAGGTAAAAAAGATCATAATGAATGGTTTAATTCTTTAGGATTTAACAGTTATAATTTTAATAATAAAAATGTGTTAGATATTGCAACTGACGAAGGATGGTGGGCGTTTAAAGCAGAAATGCAAGGAGCATCGTATGTTGAAGCATGTGATGTCGAAGATGCAAATTTATATGATTGGGGATTTGAAAAAGATCATAATTGGATATCTTCTACAAACCAAACACGGATAGGTAAAAAAGCATTTGATATGCATCATAAAAATTTAAAGAGTAAAGTAGTGTATAAACAAAAGTCTATTTACAATGTAGATGGAAGTTTTGATTTAGTATTTGCACACGGATTACTTTACCATTTAAGACATCCGCTACTAGCAAT